GACGGCTACACAAACGGGGTGTGCAAAGCGGCTGGAAAGCTGGTAATGGAGATGGAGCGTTGCCCGGCTTGCAAATTTGACGATGACGGGATTTATTGCGTTTCCTGTCGATGCGATGAGTTCGAGCGGGCGAAGCCGCTTGCGGAAGTGGTTTATTCGGAGGAGGACGGCGAGATATACGACTTCTATGACGAGGTGGAAACGATAGAGGATTGCACCGTGCAGATACTCAGAAACAGCAAGACGGGGAAAGAGTCCGTTGGCTGGTGGCGAAACCATTGACAAAAAGGTAAAGGAAAAGTAGACTATGAACAGAAACCCTTGTGTTTTATGTGGAGTTGAGGGAATACGACAGCCGTTGATTCAGACGAGGATCGTGACCGCTTATTTTGTACCGCTTGCGAAGGGCGGGAAAAAGGTTCAGCGGAATATGTTCTCCGCCTGCAAGTTCCACAAGAAGTTGTGGAGCTCGTGGCTGTCAGAAGAAGAGGAACCGATCGCGAAAGAAAAAATCAAGGCGCATATGCGAGCGATCTACCCGGATTGGAATATGCGCCAATGCTTTGAAGGAGAAGACGATGACGGCAAATGAGTGTAAGGTAGTAATCTGCAAGTATTATTGCGCGAGAGAATTGAAGGGCGGAGACAGTTGCAAGGCGTGCTGGCTGAACCCGGCGCTGAAAAACAACTTTCAGTTTTCGCCGACGGCGCGGACGCTGATCGAGTGGAAGGTGCAGGCCGAGGGCTTTGACTTCCTGAAGAACTTCGCTCAGGAGACGCTCAAGTAGATGGATGCAAAGTTTACGGATGGAATTAAAACAGCGCAGAACGCGCAGGAAGCGATTTAAGGGGTGGAGGTAGTGATGGAAAACAAGACAATTCTGATTCAAGCAAAAACGGAGGGCTTCGAGGAAGCGACGCAGAAAGTGGAAGCGCTGGCAGATGCGTACGACGGATTCCCGGCGCAGGTGACGATACGCAACTGCAATAACTGCACGTTCAATATCTATCCGTCTCAGACTAAACTATTGGAGTATAACGGAGGTGAAGATGAACCTGAAGATTGAATATCTTGCAGTAAAAGATTTAAAGCCCTACAAGAAAAATGCAGTTTAACAGTTTACCATAAACCGTATATGTGTTATAATAATAGTATTCAGAATAGCAGATAAAAGCGAGGTGAATACTATGAAAGTAATTGACTTAACAGGGCAACGTTTCGGGCGGCTTTTAGTGTTGAAACGTGTTGCAACTTCAAATGATGGGCAAAAGGTCTATTTGTGCAGATGCGATTGCGGAAAAGAAAAAAAGATTAAGTCGGGAAGTCTTCGAAGCGGTCATACATTAAGTTGCGGATGCTATAACATCGACAGACTCAAGGAGATGAACGACAAAAAAAAGAAACACGGAGGGTGCGGAACTCGTCTTTATAGGATTTGGTGCGATATGAGGCAACGGTGCAGTTATGACGGGTCTATAAATTGGCATTTATATGGCGGTCGTGGTATCCGGGTATGTGAAGAGTGGGACAACGATTTTGATTCATTCAGAGCATGGGCGTTATCAAATGGTTACAATGAAGGACTGCAATTAGACCGGATTGACAACGATGGTAATTACGAGCCAGATAATTGCAAATGGTCTACAAGGTCTGAGCAAGGCAATAATCGAAGAACGTGTATATACATCACCATAAAAGGGGAAACAAAAAGTGTATCTGAGTGGTGCGAAACGACAGGCGTAAAAAGGAATACAGCATATACCAGAATTAGAAAAGGGTGGAGTCCAGAAAGAGCGGTCACGGAGAAAGCAAGATCTGCAAAGAAGCTGTCTGAAAAAGACGTGCGGTATATAAAAAAGCATTATACACCGGGCGATCCGAAACACAACAACAAAGCTATGGCGGAAAGGTTTAATGTTTCAGGTGCGGCAATAGAAGCGATAACGGGAGGAAGAAATTGGAAGAACGTGAACTGAAAATCGAGTATGTAGATATAGACAGCATAACGCCGAGTGACAGAAACGCAAAGCAGCACCCGGCGAAACAGATCAAGCAAATAAAGAAATCCATACAAGACTATGGCATGAATGACCCGATAGGCGTATGGCATGATGAAATCGTGGAAGGACACGGAAGAGTCATAGCGTGTAAGGAACTTGGTATAGACAAGGTTCCCATCATACGGCTGGACGGACTTACGGACGAACAGCGGCGAGAATATATGCTTGTTCACAACAAGACCACTATGAACAGCGATTTTGATGTGGATATTCTGAATATGGAACTGGAAGACCTGCCAGATTTTGATGCGGAGTTTTATGATTTTGAATTGGAAATTGACGATGACGAGCCGCAACAGATCGTAGAGGACGAAGTCCCAGAAGAAGTCGAAACCCGATGCAAGTTAGGCGATTTGTGGCAACTGTGGGGGCATAGACTTATTTGTGGAGATTCTACGGATGTTGCGGTCATTGATAGGCTTATGGATGGGGTAAAGGCTGATTGTGTATTCACTGATCCGCCGTACAATGTAGCGATAGGCAGTAAAAATGCCGTGCTTAATGAAATGAATCATGCAAAAAGAGGGCACAGAGTAGAAACTGAAATTGCAGGTGATAAAGGTTTAACTGATGCTGAAATAGGTGAGCAGTTGTGGAGACCTGCGTTTCAGAATATGGCAGATTACGCAAAAGATGATTGCTCAATATATGTAACAATGCCACAAGGCGGAACCCACATGATGATGATGATGATGATGGCGGATGCCGGTTGGCAGGTAAAGCACGAATTGATGTGGCTAAAAAATCAGCCTACATTTTCAATGGGCAGGCTTGATTATGACTATAAGCATGAGCCGATAATGTACGGATGGAAAAAAACGCATAATTTTTACGGCAAAGGGAAATTTACAAAATCTGTATGGGAAATTGATAAGCCGAGAGAAAGCAAATTACATCCAACAATGAAACCTATTGAATTGATTGCAAATGCTTTGGAAAACAGCACAAAAGAAAATGATTGCGTCCTTGATGTATTCGGCGGCAGTGGTAGCACACTAATAGCCTGTGAACAGTTAAACAGAAAATGCTATATGTGTGAGCTCGATGAGCGCTACTGCGATGTCATAGTACAGAGATGGGAGAACTTTACTGGGAAAAAGGCAATAAAAGTAGAGGGATAAAATGAGTCCAAGAGAAAAACACGTTGCTGAAATAAAACGGCTCGAGGAGGCTTGCCAAAAAACAAAATCGAACTTTTTAAAAAGGGATTACGGGAAGGCCATATCACGTATGAAGAAAGAACTTGATGAGTATGATGCTTACAGGCTGAGTACTATGGCGTTAAAGGCGGTGAGATAGTGGCAAAAGTGCAGAACTTAATCCCTCAAGCACATAAGCTAACTGTCGAAGAAGCGTCGAAAGGCGGGAGGGCTTCTGCAAAGGCAAGGCGGGACAAAAAAGACCTTCGCAAAGCGCTTGAAATACTGCTTGAAAAGAAGTACACCGACAAGGCCGGGAACAAGATCCTCGGCACGGACGCGATCGCCGCAAAGCTCTTCGAGCAGGCTATGAAGGGAAACATCCGGGCGTTTGAGACCATACGATCAACCGTTGGGCAAGACCCGGTGCAGAAGGTTATGGTTTCTGAGGTGGATCAGGCAGTTATTGACGAAGTGGAAAGGGCGGTGTTAAATGACCCGTCAACAAGAGAGTGAATACTTGAAAAATAACCCGTTGGGGCAAGGAAGGAGATTGGCGCAAAATGATTAAACATTACCTAACAAAGTATACTGAGAACGGAATAGAGTATGCGGAGTCGTGGCTACAATTCAATTTATTTAGATGGTGTTTTTGCTTCAGCAGAAGGAAAATAGAATTAAAATGATTCGTCGACAAGCTATTGAATACTTAAAGAATAACCCGTTAGGGTACGGAAGAATGCTCGGCTTTAATAAGCTGGGCGTTCTTTATTTACTGGATTGATTTTTTCTTTGATATGCGCTAAAAGCATGAAGGAGGCATAACAATGGCAGAAAAGTGGGAAGATATAGAAGGATATGAAGGCGTATATCAGGTGTCTGATTGTGGAAACGTACGAAGCATAACGCATTATGATTGCAATAAAAGAAACCGAATAAATGGTAGGATACTAAAGCCGGGAAGAAAAGAGAATGGATATTTGCAGGTTACACTGTGCGACAAACAAGGGAAAAAGAAAATATATTATGTTCATAGGCTTGTTATGAGAGCGTTTGTTGGTGAATGCCCTGATGGATGCGAAGTTAATCATATTGATGAAAACAAAAGCAATAACTGCCTTTGCAACCTTGAATATGTGAGTCACAAAGTAAATATAAATTACGGATCGTGCATTCAAAAAAGATCTGCAAAAAATATGAGAGCAGTACAACAATTTAATAAGAACGGAACGTACATAAGGGAATTTTCATCAACGATAGAAGCGGAAAAAGAAACAAAAATATGGCACAACAATATATGTTCTGCATGCAAGGGCAAAACTAAAACTGCAGGTGGCTATGTATGGAAGTATAAAGAGGCTGAATAATGGATAGACAAACAGCAATAGAATTTCTTCTTAACAGACCGCACAAATACGGCCATTTATTAGGTTTTACGAAGCTCGGAGAATTACATAGAGACTGGATTGTTGATATGGTTCGAAGCAGAGAAGATGAAACCTTGCAGGGTAGCCGCGGAACGTACAAGACAACGTGCGTGTCAATAGCGCTTGCTTTGAGGATTATCCTTCTTGCGAGACAAAGAACGATGTTCATGCGAAAAACCGACACAGACGTCAAAGAGGTTTTACGGCAGGTGCAGAAAATTCTGGCTGATCCACACACAAATTATTTCGTCCAGACGATCTACGGCGTCAATCTGCAAATGCTGACAAAATCGACGCAGGAAATATCGACGAATCTGTCTGTTGATACAAAGGGCACGGGCCAGCTGATCGGGATCGGTACGGGCGGATCATTGACAGGTAAGCACTTCGACTGCATATTTACAGACGATATTGTTAACGTGCAGGATCGTGTTTCCAAGGCGGAGCGCGAGCGCACGAAGATGGTCTACCAGGAGCTCCAGAACATCAAGAACCCCGGCGGTAAGATATTCAATACCGGGACGCCGTGGCACGAGGAGGACTGCTTTTCAATAATGCCGACGGCGGAACGGTACGATTGCTATCACCCGGAGGTTCAGAAGATCATCTCCGCAGAAGAGCTTGAGAACCGCAAGAAAAATATGCTTCCGTCTCTATTTGCGGCGAACTATGAGTTGCGCTTTATCCCGTCTGAGGATGTGATATTCTCTGACCCGAACCTGAACGAAGATCCAGCGATGTGCGAGCAGGGCGTTATGCAAGTTGACAGCGCGTTCTATGGCTCAGACTATACAGCTTGGAGCGTTATGCGGAAGCAGGGCGGAAAGTATTACTTATACGGCAAGCTCAGGCGGAAACACGTTGAAGAGTGCTACGAAGAGATCAAAGCAGACTACGACCGCTTTATGTGCGGCAAGCTCTACAACGAGGACAACGCAGACAAGGGTATGGTTGGAAAAGACTTGCGGAAGAAGGGGATGAAAGTTATACTTTACCACGAGGGAATGAACAAATACCTGAAGATCGTGACCTACCTTAAAGCGATATGGAAAGACCTGTATTTCGTGGAAGGCACAGACCCGGAATACATACGGCAAGTCACGGACTATTACGAGGACGCCGAGCACGACGACGCCCCGGACAGCGCGGCAAGTCTTGCAAGGCTCCTATACAACAAACGCGAAGAAGAGTACAAGCCACTGTGGATTTGAAAGGAGACCTAACGGATGAAGACATACGAAGACTTAATAGCGATAGGCGACGACGAGGGCGAGCGGATAAACTTTGTGAAGGCCGTTATTGGAGAACACAAAGGTTCCGACTTGTACCGGGATGGGGCTGTTGCGTATGATTATTTTTGCCGCAGGAACCGCACGATAACGCAGTACCAAAAATTGCTTTACACCCTCTCGGGCAAGGCGGTGCCGGATAATTACAGCGCAAACTACAAGTTCACTAATGCGTTTTTCCCGCTGTTTGTGCGGCAGGAGAACAGCCACCTGCTTGGGAACGGCGTTACTTTTGAGGAAGATGAGACAAAGGAACGGCTCGGCGGGGATGCGTTTGATAACGCGCTGATAAAAGCGGGCGAGGCGGCGCTTTGGGGCGGTGTGTCTTTCGGATTCTTCAATCTTGACCACGTCGATGTGTTCAAGGTTACGGAGTTTGCGCCGCTGATTGGCGAGGAAGACGGCGGCCTGCACGCAGGTATCAGGTTTTGGCAGATCGACTCCGGGAAGCCGTTGCGGGCGACCCTGTATGAGCAGGACGGATACACGGAGTACATTTGGGACGACGAGGACGACGGGCGAGTACTGAAGAATAAACGCGCCTATCAGCAGATAGTCAGGGTGTCAGAAGCGGACGGAACCGAGATAATTGACGGGAAGAACTACCCCGGATTCCCGATCGTTCCGCTTTGGGCGAACAATGAACATCAGAGCGAGCTTACGGGCCTGCGGGAGAAGATCGACGGCTACGACCTTATACAGAGCGGCTTTGCGAACGACCTTGAGGATGCCGCACAGATATACTGGATTATCAAGAACGCGGGCGGGATGGACGATTTAGACCTTGCTAAGTTCATCGAGCGGATGCACACAGTAAAAGCCGCAGTTGTAGACGAGGCAGGAAGCACGGCGGAGGCTCACACGGTGGAAGTCCCTTACCAAGCGCGGATGCAAGCGCTTACGGCAATAAGGGACAGCCTTTACCGGGACGCTATGGCACTTGATACCGAGAAGATCACAAACGGAAGCGTAACGGCTACGGCAATCGAAGCGTCATATGAAAACCTGAGTCTGAAGTGCGACGCCTTTGAGATGTGCGTGAACGACTTTATTCAAGGGCTTCTTGCGCTGGTCGGGATAAAGGACGCGCCGTCCTTTAAACGGAGCAAGATCATCAATATGGCGGAGGATGTGCAGATGGTTCTTCAGGCCGCGCAGTATTTGGACGATGAGACGATCCTGAAGCACCTGCCGTTTCTGAGCCCGGACGAAATAGACGGCATACTCGACAGGCGTGTTGAGGAAGAATCGAACCGATACGAGGTGACAAATGGACGCGGCGGCGAAGGCAACGGACAAGAAGCTGGCGGAAATCGAGAAGAGGCTGGAGAAGCTCTATAAGCAATCGCAAGAAGAAATCACCAAGGCGTGGAACAAGTATATGCTTGAGCAGAACGCCTACGTGAAGGACTTGCAGGAAGCCTATCAGGCCGCAAAGGAGTTCGGTACGGCGGAAGAAGCGCGAGCAATCGGGAAACAGTTGGGCGTTGCGAAGGCTGAGCGAACCCTGCAGAACAAGTACTACAAGGATATGGTCGCCGAGACGACCCGGAAACTCGCTAACCTGAATCAGACCGCCTTGGCGTATGTCAACAATGAGATGCCGTGGGTCTATGCGACTAATTACAATCAAGCCGAGAAGACAGCAAAAAAGGTTGGGATGGCGTTCAATATCGTTGACGAGAGCACCGTCCGGCGGATGATAATGGACGACGATATCGACCTGCCGCCGAAAAAGATGAGCATACCGAAAGATATGCGCTGGAACACAAAGCAGTTGAACAGCTCCGTCTTGCAGGGCATTGTTAACGGCGAGCCAATGGATAAGATCGCGAAGCGCATCCTACCGATTGTTGACAATAACTGGAAGTCGGCGGTAAGAAATGCGCGGACAATGACAACCGGGGCACAGAACCGGGGGCGGCTCGACAGCTATCATCGGCTGGATCAGATGGGGCTTGTTCAGCAGAAGGTTTGGATGGCAACGCACGATGAGCGGACGCGAGAGAGCCACGCTTGGCTTGATGGCGAGCGGGTGGATATCGACAAGGCGTTTTCAAACGGCCTTATGTTCCCGGGAGACACGAACGGAAGACCCGAAGAGGTCTACAACTGTCGCTGTACGATGGCGGACGAGGTGATAGGCTTCCGAAAAGCTGACGGTCGGATAGAGTATGTTGACATTGACAGATATGAGCCCGATTACGAGTTTGAGCAGTTGAAGCCGAAGGAAGAAGGGGCTTTCGGGCCGAGCGCGTACACGCAGGATCGCAAGGACAACGCGACTTGGGCACAGACGAAGATGGATGCGTATAACAGCTATGTTGATGCGTCGGCAGAAGTTTGGAAAAAGGCCACCGACAAAGAGAAGTGGGCAATCAACGACTACACCGGGGACAGCGACGACTACAATAAACCGCTCAGGGGTTACGAAGGGTCTTGGCGCAACTACGTTGGGCAGAAGGACATAGCGCTGTATCACGGCACCGCAGAGAATATAGACGCGGCAACATCTATTATTGCAAAGTCCGTTACACAGAAAGATATGTGGCTACAGCGCGGCGTCAGCAGGGACAGCGCAGTTGCCAGCTTCCTGCAGATCCCGGAAAGCGACCTGACCTCGCTTAGTGAAAAAGAACTTAGCGACATTCTTGTCGGGAAGATCGTCCCTGATTATGCGTTCTTCTCTTGCGGATCGTCAAAGGGCGCTGGTTTTAGTGGAACCATCTTCAACGTGTACTGTCCGAAGGGAACGCAGGCAATATACTGCGAGCCGTTCTCAGTTTTTGGCGACGGAGACGGACTCCA